ATTAAAGAATAACAAGGATTGCACCAGATGGCACAGTTACAGTAACACCTGAGTTAATTGTAGGACTAACTGTATGTGCGTTTTTGCCAGATGACAATGTGTAATTAGTTGTAACCGCCTGGTCACTTTCAAAAAATACTTCATCAGTACCGCCACCAGTTGCACCTGCACCGCCACCAATCGCACCCCATTGTCCGTTATTGTACCCTTCAAACTGGTTTAAGGTGCTGTTATGCCTAAACATGCCAACCGCAGGGCTACCATCCCTTTGTGCAGTTGTACCAGATGGTATAGTTAGGCTAGATGTATAATTATGCGTTACTTTTCCAGTAAATGTTGCACCTGCTAATGGAGCTAAACCTAAATTTGCCTGTGTAACATTACCAATCTCGATATATCCATTATTAGCTGCATTTCTAAGTTTTAACAGGTTAGATGTTGTATTAACAGATAATTGAAAAGCTACATTTGCACTAGGGTCACTACTACCACTATTTAATGTTTGTATTGCACCTAAAACAGCATTAATGTCACTTCTTACATTTGCACCTGTATCATTAGCTATCGTATAGTCTGAAACTTGTGACATAACTAAATTACTTTACTTTAATTTTAAGCACCTTTACCAAATCCTACCGCACTATAGTTAAAATTTCTACTAATACTTGCATTTGATGAGTTTTTGAAGTGTACTACGAAACCACTACTTGTGACACTTGACACCTCGAAATAATCTCCACTAGCCATATTCTGTGCAGTTATACCAATAGAAGGTAGGCTGCTGTTCACACCATTTAAAGCAGAAGTGCCTGTAAAAAATGGCTTATCAAATGTAATAGTTTTTGCACCTGCACCACTACTTATTGCTGTAGCACTTTGTTCTGTCCTTCTTTGAAATGTTGCTGTATATCCTAATTGACTTACCTTAATATCCTGTGCAGGGTCACTACTTGTTAATTTAGCTCTAAATTGTAAACCTCTTGCCTTATATGTACCATTAGCAAAAGTTTGAAATGCAGTATAGGTAGGTGAACCAGATGGATCTGTTTGTGTAGTTCTTACAAGTAGTTCTGCATTAACTTTAGTAGCTTCTGTACCGTCAAAGTCTGTATAGTCATCTATCAAACCTCTTGCATCTAATAAATTACTAGGTAAAAAACCTTCTGTTAGAAAATGTCTTTGCAGGTCAACAGAAAATACACCACCTAAATCTAATGTAGTTGCAAAATCATATGTACCTAATGGTACAATTCCACCAAAATCATCTAATGAAGTTACAGCATCAAAGTCTGTAATATCATCAAAATTACCACTACCTGTAAGGTTTAGACTATTTGTAATTGCATCAAAATCTACATTAGTTTTTGTACCTTGAAACTTAGGACTATCTGTATCTTCTCTTCTTGTCTGTACTAATAAAGAACCTTGTGTATCAGGTAAATCTAAAATTATAGAAGTAGAACTAGCACTTAAATTACCAGAATCATCAGCAAACCTAAGTAAGTATTCACCTTCTAATCTAGGCACGATAGCCTCTGTGGTATTACCAGCTAATGCTTCTATAAGGTCTACTGAATTAGAAAATGTACCAGATCCATCTGTTTTTGTAGAATGTCTTACATAAACCCTACCACCATGTATAACATCAACATCTGTTGATAAATCCCACCTTAGTCTTATTACCTTATCTGTTAAAGGTTCTGCTGTTAAATTCTGTACATTTGCAGGTATAGCAGTTTTACCAACAGCATTAAATGTTATATCAGTAGATGTTGCACTTATTTCTAACGCTGCATTATATGCAAATACCTGTATCTCATATACACCTTTTTCAGTATTAAATATTTCGTAGTCAGGTCTGCTTACTGTTTGTGATGTGTAGTTACCATTGTTAAATCTATAGTTAACCTGATATTGTGTAACACCTGCTATTGGTTGCCAGCTAATAATTAACTTTGCTACCGCCTGATTGTTTATAACTACAATTTTTTCATCCACTAATAGGTTATTTGGTGGGTCTACTGGTTGATTCAGTATAGATACTGTTCTAGTAGGTAATGCAGTACCATCTTCTATAAACGCATATTTCTCAGGTACATAAGATAAGGCACTGATGTTATAGTTTACTGAATCCTGTTCTTCTACTGATATAACTCTAAATTTTTGTGCAACTACTGTTGTATCTTGTATTAACCAGATTGTATTTACATTAGGTGTTGTACTAAATGCACTATCTACACTAACTACAGCACCAGAAATACCAGTAATATTTTTTGTTTCTACTGTGCCATCAGGCATTATAACGCTGATTGTCGGATTGTTTGTAGTTGGTAGATCAGTATTAGCAGTATCATCTACAGTTATTGTTGTTGTCGTTGCTGCATTAACCCTTCCGCCTCTACGTACACCAGCCCTTACAGGATCATTTATTTCTATTACTGCACCAGGTCTTAGTATTACACCACTATCTATAGAAGTTGTAAATGTAATAACTTCACTTTCATTTTGTTCTGCAAATAAAATAGCCCTACCTAATCTTGCTGCCTGACCTCTTGATGTACACGCAAATGCAGATACTTGTTTTAAATTAACTCCTAACTTATTAACAGCAGTAGTATCTTCTACAACTTCAAAATCTATTTCCTGTGTATCCATGTTGAAATAGGAAACACTTACTACGCTGTGTCTTTGTTTTAAATCGCTACCTGTATAGCTAAAACCTTCTTCTGATACATTTGACAGGTTAAATAAATAACTGGCATCTGTTGGTTTATCCTGTGTAATTATCATTGACCCTGCTGACCATATCGGCATACAACGCATTACACCAGATAATTCATTAATTAAATCAAATGCCTCTGCTGCACTCTGTATATTTACATTGCAAGAAAATCTAGCCTCCTGACCACCTAAACCATCATCTACAAGAGTATTTGCAAATTTAGAAGCAGTAACGAAAGAGAATAAATCTAATGAGGCATCTGTAATATGATTGCCTAACCCATACCTAGTATCTGTTAAAAGGTCGAGCAGCACCATTGAAGGGCATGAACACCAAACAGCAGCACCCATAACACCATTAAAAATATATCCATCTGGGTATACTATGCGACCAGTAGCGTTATCAATACTTGGTGTACCTGACCCATTAGCACCAGCACCAGGTATTCTTACTTTTATTCCACGTATTCTATATTTTCTTCTAGGGATCGAACTAAACTGTTGAGAATCTAAACGTAAAGATAAATATGCACTATCTGGATATGTTTGCTTATCGTCTATTATTTCTGCAAAACTTGTCCATTGAAATGCGTCTATCAATGATGTAGATGTACTGTCAGCAGTTACCCTAGTTACTCTTATATCAACAGGAAAATTACCTGTAATATTTACTCTATAATCTTTCTGATATGCGTCAGCAGTTCTACCTGTAATAGTATCTTCAATAACTGTAGTAAAGCCACCGCTATTATATTGAACTGCTATAGATAGCTGTACACTAGAACCTAATAGATCTCCTTGTTCTGTAGCCTCTTGTAACTGTGGAAATGTAATAGCAACTTTAACTGCATCAACATCTGTATTAGTAATACTTCTTGTTACAGGTGCTGATTTTGTTACTACAACACCTACATCAGTTGTAGATTCTGAACTCTCAATACCTGGTATATGTGTTTGATTGTTAGTACCAAAACGAGGTGTAAAGCCAACATCTTGAAAATTAAAATCAGTAGTAACAGGACTAGATGAAGATGCTGTAGATTGCAGTACAGCAGTATCATTTAAAAATACATCCTTTAATGCAGCATTGTTATATGCAGTTGTTCCTTTTGTAAGTCCTTCTTTTGATGCAGTAGCAAAACCTTCTATCTCACCTTCTGATACAAGATCAAGAAAAGATGCAAACTGTTTACTATGTAAAGTATCAGGTGTTCTTGTAGGCTGTGGTGGCTGTGGTGGTGATGGATTTCCACCTGCACCTTTTATAATTTTTGGTTTTGTCATGCTCTCACCTGCTCAGTATCAATACCTGCACTTATTACAACACTACCTGTAAATATTTCACCATAAACGATAGGGTGGGTAGTTCCACTTCGGCTAGATTGCTGCACCCCATTGAATCCGAAGGATATTCTAGGATCTGATGGATTACTTATATCTTTTGGTTTTGGAACAGGAAATAACATTTCACTAACACCACCTAATACCATACTTGCACCAATTAAACTAACTGCTGTACCTACTTTTGTTAGTAATGCACCTTTACCTGCTATAACAGCAGCAGATTTTCCTATACCATATGTACCAAACGCACCAGCACCAGGAAATAGAAATGATGCACC